TAGCACTTAAAGGTAAATCTAAAGGTCCTATGAGTGAAGAAGAAAAACTAAAGCGTTCTATAACACAAAAAGGTGTAGCAAAAGTAAAGACACACGGAGCTAATGTAGCCAACGCAGTATTAGGCAACATAAGTATCAACAAAGACAACATAGAGAAGAAAGTAAAGAAAGATACATTACAAAGTTACTTAGATGATGGATGGCAACTTGGTGGCAAAAAGCGTAAGATAGCATAAATATATTAAAGGAATTATTATGAGTACGGACTTATTTAGAAATTACATAGACCTCATCAATGAAGCAAGTGAACAACAACAACTTGATGAGGGTATTGGAGAATGGTTACAATCAAAAGTATCAGGTTTATTAGATAAGTTTTTAGCCTCATCTCCTAAAGCGCAACAAGCATATAAACAAGCACAGAGTAGAAAAAATGAATTAATTAACATTTTGAAAACTAGTAAAAGTGCTGAAGAAGCTAAAAAGAAAACTGAAGCACTAGCCAAAGCTGATGCTGGTTCAGGAATTTCTGAAGGATTTGGAAACAATATGGGTAAAACAATTGCCGGTGGTTTAGGTGTGTTAGGTGGTAGTGCTTACTTAGTATTGAATAAAATATATGATACTATGGCACACATCATGGCAACACCTGTGAATGATCCTACCATGGTTAATAGTATGTTAGCTGATGAGCGTTTACCTGCAATGCTTATTAATTATGGATTGCCATTAATGTGTATCATATATGGTTTAACGTTATTATACTATGTAGGTATGAGTGACGATAGAGATTAAAATCAACCCTTGGGATGGGAAGTTACAATAAAGCACTATTCGTAGTGCTTTTTTGTTGGCTAAAAATGTCTTACACATATAGTAATAGCTTATTAGTATACTATGTTTTTTTGCTAAATAACATAAAGGATAACATAATATGCCAATAATATTTGAAGGTGCAACTATATCGGGTGGGATTAGTATTGAGCCATACATACCACCGGCTGGAATACGAGCTATATTTGGATATGGGTATAATGGTTCTAATCTGTCAATGACTAACTTAGTATCAAACACAGGTGTAGTAGCCGCAGATACAACTGGAGTTGGTACTGCTAGATATGGAGTGGGAGCCGCTGGTTACGGAGGTGATAAAGCTATTTTTGGATATGGAAATACAGGTGTTCAAGTATCAATGACCAACAAAGTAAGTAATGCAGGGATAGTTGCTACTGATACTACTGGAGTTGGTACTGCTAGAGCTTATCCAGCGGCCGCTGGTTATGGAACAGATAAAGCTATATTTGGATATGGATTTGGTACGTCAGTAACAAATTTAGTAAGTAACACTGGTGTTGTTGCTACTGATACTACTGGAGTCGGTACTGCTAGAAGTGAACTAGCAGCCGCAAGATACGGCACAGACAAAGCTATTTTTGGATACGGAACTACCTCATTCCCTACTGGAGTATCAATAACCAACTTAGTAAGCAACACAGGTGTCGTTGCTAATAATACCACTGGAGTCGGTACTGCTAGATTTGGATTAGCTGCGGCAGGATACGGCACAGACAAAGCTATATTTGGATATGGGTTGAACTCAAGTGCTTCTGGTGTTTCTATGACTAACCTAGTAAGTAACACTGGTGTTGTTGCTACTGATACTACTGGAGTTGGTACTGCTAGAGGTTATCTTGCAGCCACTAATTTTGGTAGTTCTGGTCAAGCTATATTTGGATATGGAGACACTAATAAATCAATGACCAACCTAGTGTCAAATACAGGTGTTGTTGCTACTGATACTACTGGAGTTGGTACCGCAAGAGGTTATGTGGGAGCCGCAAGTTACGGCTCATAAATTTTTTAAGGAATAACAATTATGCCAATAGTATTTGAAGGTGCAACTATATCGGGTGGGATTAGCATTGAACCGTATATACCACCGGCGGGTAGTAAGGCTATATTTGGATATGGATTGACAACTGTTGTTGTATCAATGACCAACCTAGTAAGTAATACAGGTGTTGTTGCAACTGATACAACAGGTGTTGGTACTGCTAGACGATATCTTGCAGGCGCAGGTTATGGCACAGATAAAGCTATATTTGGATATGGAAATAATGGTAGCACTACTGTATCACTAACTAATCTAGTATCAAATACCGGAGTAGTAGCTACAGATACCGCAGGTGTTGGTACTTCTAGATGGCTTTTAGCGGGAGCTGGTTATGGTACTGATAAAGCTATATTTGGATATGGATATACTATTGTAGCAGTATCAATGACTAACTTAGTTTCAAACACCGGAGTTGTTGCTACTGATACAACAGGCGTAGGTACTGCTAGATATTATCTAGCAGCCGCAGGTTATGGCACTGATAAAGCTATATTTGGATATGGATATACCGGGACAAATACAGCGATAACTAACCTAGTAACTAATACAGGTGTTGTTGCAACTGATACAGCAGGTGTTGGTACTGCTAGACAATATCCTTCCGCTGCCGGATATGGAACTGATAAAGCTATTTTTGGTTATGGAGGCAATGGTGTTGGCTCTCAATTATCCATGACCAACCTAGTATCAAATACCGGAGTAGTTGCAAGTGATACAACTGGAGTAGGTACTGCTAGGGAAAGGCTTGCAGCCGCAGGTTATGGCACAGATAAAGCTATCTTTGGATATGGTTATAATCCTTATTTAGGTGGTGGTGATGGATTATCAATGACCAACTTAGTATCAAACACCGGTGTAGTAGCAACAGATACTACAGGCGTTGGTACTGCAAGATATGGATTAGCAGCCGCAAGTTACGGTTAACCAACAATTTTTTAAGGAATAACAATTATGCCAATAATATTTGAAGGTGCAACTATATCAGGTGGGATTAGTATTGAACCATATGTAGCGCCGGTGGGTAAAAAAGCTATATTTGGTTACGGTGATATAAGTGCTGGACCAACATCAATAACCAATTTAGTATCAAACACAGGTGTAGTTGCTAATGATACAACTGGCGTAGGTACTGCTAGATGGGCTCTTGCAGCCGCCGGGTATGGGGGAGATAAAGCTATATTTGGATACGGTCTACTTGGTCCTCCTACTTACACTAATCAATCGGTAACCAATTTAGTATCAAATACCGGTGTAGTAGCAAATGATACTGCTGGTGTTGGTACTGCTAGGTATAGTTTAGCGGCAGCCGGATATGGTACAGATAAAGCTATATTTGGATATGGCTATAGTACTAGCAATCAGTCAATAACCAATTTAGTATCAAATACAGGTGTAGTATCTAATGATACTGCAGGTGTTGGTACTGCTAGAAATGGTCCAACAGCCGCAGATTATGGCGGTGATAAAGCTATATTTGGTTATGGTGATGCATCCGGTGTTCTATCAATGACAAATTTAGTATCAAACACCGGTGTAGTTTCAACAGATGTTACCGGAGTTGGTACTGCTAGAAATCAATTAGCGGCTGCAGGATATGGTAGTGATAAAGCTATATTCGGATATGGACAAGGCAATAGTGGTGTAACAGCAATAACCAATCTAGTATCAAACACAGGTGTAGTTGCTAATGATACAACTGGCGTAGGTACTGCTAGATTATATCCAGCTGCTGCAGGTTATGGCACTGATAAGGCTATATTTGGATATGGCACTACTGGCGGAGCCGGCCGGCAATCAATAACTAACCTAGTAACAAATACGGGTGTAGTAGGTACTGATGTTACTGGTGTTGGTACAGCAAGAGGTTATCTAGCAGCCGCAAGTTACGGTTAAGCAACAATTTTTTAAGGAATAACAATTATGCCAATAGTATTTGAAGTATCAACTAATACTGGTAACTTATAATGATAATTAGTGGTATAACTTTACCAGCTGGATTAACAGTTACATATACAGCTCCTGCGCAGACCGAATTTATTGCAGTCGGGACATATTCATGGGTATGTCCACCTAATGTAACATCAGTTTGTGCAGTAGCAGTAGGTGGCGGGGGTGGCGGAGCGTTAGCAAATACTACAGTTGATTGGGCGCCGGGTGGTGGAGGTGGCGGTCTAGGTTGGAAAAACAATATTGCAGTAACTCCGGGTGTAAGCTATACTGTTGTAGTTGGAAATGGTGGAAGAGGTGGGTTCTTTAGTGGTGGAAACTATAATGGTGGTGGTGGCGAATCAAGTTGGTTTAATAATTCTAGTTTAGTTTTAGGCGCTGGTGGAGGAGGAGCAACTCCAAATTTTGGCGGAGGTGGAGGTGGTGGTGGCTATACTGGCGACGGAGGCGGTAATGGCGGAAGTGGTGGCACCACAAATTATTTTCCAGGTGCCGGTGGCGCCGGTGGATATTCTGGTAATGGTGGTAATGGAGGCACGGGTTTGAGTGGTGCAGCCGTTAACGGCGCCGCCGGTACAGGTGGAGGTGGAGGTGGAGGAGCTAGTGGAGCTAGCGGCAGTGTCCTGTCAGGTGGGCCGGGCGGTGGTGTTGGTATATATGGTCAAGGATCTAATGGAGCAGGGGGAGTCGGTAGCCGTGCTGCAGGCGCCGGTGGATCTAGCGGAGGCGCTGGATATCCATATGGACAAGGTCAAAATCCTGCTTACACTGCCGCTAATTACCCAGAGACCACTTATCAAATGGGTGGTTATTACGGAGGAGGTGGCGCCGGGGGCAGACAAGGTGGCGCCCAAAATACTAATGCTGGAAGAGGCGGCCCGGGTGCAGTACGAATTATATGGGGAGAGGGCAGAGCGTTCCCATCAACAGACACTGGTAATCTATAACGTATAGTCAGTGTCAACAGTAATATCTAATATAGATTTTTGTTTTTCTTTTAATTTTTTTTGGTACACTCTATTACAATTGGCACATAGTGTTTTCAAGTTACTTTTTTCTTTATTCTTTTTATTGTTATCTTTATAAACAATATCAAGTTGACATTTATCTTCTGGTATAAAACCACACTTCTCACATTTATTTTTCTTATGTAATAGATAACCGTGCTTTGGATTGTATGCGGCTTTACTACATTCAACACAATACTTGTGCCATTTATTAAAGCCATGTTTGCTTATACCATTAGCCTTTGCCAATGTTACTTTACAATTTTCACATAGTGGTCTTGATGGTTGTCTTGTTAACATATTGTATTTAGAGAAAAAGATCTCCAGGGTGCTTTTTTCATGCTTTTTACTGACTAGGAAAAGATAAATATATAATAACTATTATTCAGGATACTAGATGGCAGTAGATAACTTTAATTCGTTCGGTGGATACTCAGTAGGTATACCACCTGTACCAGTAATTGATGCCAATGGCAATATAATTACTAACGTATTAAATGCCAATGGTAACGTGGCTGTACATAGTGTATATGCCGCTAATTATTATTATGCCAATGGAAGACCTTTTAATGCAGGTGGAAACCCATTTGGTCCTAATAATAGCTTACAATATAATAGTAATGGACAGTTTGACGGTAGTGCAAATTTAACATTTGAGGCTGCAACTAATCTACTTACAGTTCCAAGCATAAACGTTACTAGGTTAAGTAATTTAGGACCAGTATCTAACATAACAATTACAGGTGGTAGTTCTGGATATTTATTAACTACAGACGGTAATGGCGTAATTCAATGGTCACCTCCTGGTACCGGATCAGCCATTAGTAATGGTAATAGTAATGTAGATATTGCAACAGTTGGTGGTAATATTACAGCCAGTGTAAATGGCACATCTAATGTAGCTATTATCACTACTGAGGGAATAACCGTTCAGGGTAATACTACTACAGGTACTCTTAAAACAGATAGTATTTTATATGCAAATGGTACACCCTACGTATTCACAACTAATGCGGCTGGTAGTAATACACAAGTTCAATTTAATAATAATAACGCATTTAGTGCTAGCGCAAACTTTACATTTGATTACAATACTAATACACTATCTGTTACTAATATTACAGGAAACGGTTCTGGATTATCATCAATTAATGGAGCCAATGTTACCGGTCAAGCAGCCAATGCATTAGTTGCAGGTACAGTATATACAAATGCTCAACCTAATATTACAAGTGTTGGCAACTTAACAAGTTTAACAGTTGATGGTAATATCACTTCGGGTAATGCTAATTTAGGTAATCTACTAACAGCAAACTTTGTAAACGTTTCAAGCAATTTGTTTGTAACTGATACAGCAAACGTAGGTAATTTACGTACAGATAATTTATTATATTCAAATGGTAGTCCTTGGGATTTAGGTGGAAACCCAGCCGGAAATAACACACAACTTCAATTTAATGATAATAGTGAATTTGGTGCCAGTGCTAATCTAACATTCAATAATACTACTAATTTATTAACAGTATTAGGAAATACACAATTTAATAATGCTAATTTAGGTAATTTAGCTACCGCTAATTATGTAAATGTTGTATATGATCTAAATGGTAATATAGCTAACTTCAGTGGTAATTTAATTTCGTTAAATGCTAATTTAGGTAATGCAGTAACTGCAAATTTCTTTATTGGATCAGGAAACAATTTAAGTAATATCCAAGGTGCTAATGTTACCGGAGATGTAGCAAATGCAAACTATTCATCTTTCTCTGGTTATGTTACCGCAAGTAATCAATCAAACATTACTAGCGTAGGTAATTTAACAGATTTAACTATAGGTAATCTAGTATCTAATGTTGTTATAATTGGCGGAAATATTACTGCAACTGGCAATGTAACTGCTAGTAATTTTATAGGTAGATTTGCCAATGGTAATAGTTATGTAGAAATTCCGTTAGTAAACGGTAATATAACTCTTACTGCTAATGGTAGCACAACATTAACTGTAACAGAATCTAATTTAACTGTTGCTGGAAATTTAGTACCAAGTTCTAATCTAACATACAATTTAGGTAGTCCAACACAACGTTGGAATGATTTATATATATCAGGTAATACAATTGACCTAAACGGATCTACTATTACGTCAGGGTCAAACGGAATTACATTAACAAACCCATTAGGTGGTACGTTTACTGTAATAGGTACAGGTAATTCTAATACAGCTAGTATCGTAAATGGTAGTAGTAGCATTATAGTAGATGCAAATGCAAATATTAATATAAGTTCAGACACTGTTAGTAATGTAGTTGTTATTTCATCTACTGGAATACTAGTAAACGGTAATGCAAATATTACTGCTAATCTTACCTCAGGTAACGCTAATTTAGGTAATCTAGCAACAGCAAATTATGTAAATGTCTCTTATCACCTTGAAGGCAATACTGCTACCTTTATTGGTAATTTAACTTCATTAAATGCTAATCTAGGTAACTTGGCAATAGCTAATTATGTAAACGTTGCATATGAAGTCAATGGTAATATTGCTAATTTTAGTGGCAATTTAACTTCAGCAAATGCTAATTTAGGTAACTTAGTAAAAGCAAACTATGCTAATTTTGCGTTTGATTTAACGGGTAATACAGCTACCTTTACTGGTAATGCTAATGTTGCTAATTTAGGAACAACTAATTTAATTGCTACTGGTGCAGGTAGTTTTGGCGCCAATGTAAACATGAACAACAGGAACATTACAAGTCTTGCTGAACCTGTAAATAATCAAGATGCCGCAACAAAACAATATGTTGATTTAGTTGCACAAGGCCTAGATCCTAAGGCATCTGTAACCTATGCTAGTACAACAGCACTTCCAGCATATACATATAATAACGGAGCAAGCGGTGTCGGGGCAACTATTACTGCAACTAGTAATGGAGAATTAACACTTGATAGTGGTTATCCAAGTATTAACAGTCGTGTATTAATTAAAAATGAAACAGGGGCAAATGATCCTTATAACGGTATCTATCTAGTTACTGATCCAGGAAGTGCTAGTTCAGTTTTTGTATTAACTAGAACTACTGATTTTGACAACGGTTCACCGAGTGGTGAAATTCCAGGAGCATTTACTTTTGTTGAGCATGGTACAACATTAGCTGATACTGGTTGGGTCTGTACAACAAACTCACCAGTTACAATGGGCACAACACCAATTATATTTGTTCAGTTCTCTGGTGCAGGTTCATACACAGCAGGCACTGGTTTAACATTAAATGGTACTGAATTTAGTATATCTAATACAGCAGTAACGGCTGGTTCATATGGTGACGGCGATGCTGTTGCTACATTTACGGTTAATCCACAAGGTCAGTTAACTGCCGCAAGTAATGTAGCAATTACTGCTAATGCCGCTAACTTATCAGGCACAACATTAAATTCAAATATTACTACTAGTAATTTAACAAGCGTGGGCAATCTAACTGGTTTAACATCTACTGGTAATATAAATTTTGCAAACACAGCTAATGTAGCATTGGGTAATGTTACTAATGTACATATTACTGGAGGAGTTACTGGATACGTATTAGGTACTGACGGCACCGGTAACCTGTCTTGGATTAGCGGTGGTAGCATAGCCGGAGTTACAGGTAATCTTATTCCATTAGGTACACCATCTGATAGTGACTTAACAACTAATGTTGCGTATAACGGATGGACTACTAGTACATATGTTACTGATGGATTAGATGATTTGAATCAGGTTAGTTTAAATATTGCTGGAAATACTTTTGTAGGTAATATATACATTGGTGCTAATGTAACATCAGGGCCTAGTCCGTTATCAGTGGCATTTACTGGAAACTATATTGGCAATCCTACTAATTATCTTTGGAATTTTGGTGACGGCACAACTAGCACTTTACGTAATCCTACAAAAACATATAGTAATGTATTAGGTGGACAATTTACAGTTACATTTACAGCATTCAATGTAAATGGTACATATGGAGGTAATGCAGCCAATGGAGCAAAAGGCTCAACCGCTACTTCAATTAATACTAATTTCATAACACTGTTCACACCATTACCAATACCATCATTTACAGCTAGTCCAACTAGTTTAGATACTGGTAGTAATGTTACATTAACTAATACAAGTTTGTATGCTACATCATTTACAATTAATTATGGTGATGGCAATACTGCTGTTAATCCTGGTAATTCATGGACAACTGATTCTCATCAATACATTAATTCTGCCAATGTTGATTCTATATATGGAATTAATTTAACTGGTACAAACCAGACAGCAGGTAATGCGCCTCCGTATAGTGTTACAACAGCGAATACTAATGTTAAAGTATATTCTCCGCAAAGCCCGGCATTTACAGCTAATTCTACTTCAACTATTAACTATCTTGCTACCTCAGGTGGTGTAATTAGTTTCAGAAATGATACTCCTGGCAGTCCAGGTAATACTGCTAGTTTTGGTGCACAACAATTATATAACTTCCGTTGGGGAGATGGTACAGCTAATAGTAACATTAATATTCAAACTGGACTTGCTGGTAACCCAGGAGCGGCTAATATTACTCATGCATTTGCGTTAAGTTCAGTACAACAGAATGCGGCTACCACAGTAAGTTATGTAGCAAATCTTTCATTGTATACAGGATTTAGTACTAGCCCGTTCATATCTAGTAATATTACAATTACAGTTGAACCAGAAGTTAGAGCTAACTTTACAGGAACCGCTAATACTCAAACTGACGCTACAGGATATACTTCTAATGCTCAAGTTGGTTACTTGTTTACTGACTATTTAGGTCGTGATAGAAGCTTGTTTAACTTCAGTAATGATACATCACCTAACGTTAACTTTACTGGTAATGTGTTTAATTGGTCATGGGGTGACACTACAAGTAACAGTGGTGTAACAAGTCGTGCTAATATTACACACTCATATCTTAACGATTATGGATCACCTACTATTGGTGGTAAAACAGTTGCATTACAAGCAAACGGTACTCCAGGCACCACGTTACAAAGTAATACAAATACAAAAACAAATTATATTACTATTTTAGCTAATCCAACAGCTCCTTCTAATCTAAGTAGTTTCACTAATGTTACTATCGCTACAGCTAGTCAAGGTACTAGCCCATTATTAGCGGCAGGAGCGGCTGATAATACTGGCGGAAATATATTAGCTAATGGTACAGCAGTTACCCGTATAGCTACAACTACACCAGTATCAACCAGCACACAAGTAACAAATGCAAATACAGCACTTACCGGTACATTAACTGCCTATGTAAATAATGCAGAAGCCGGCAACACTTCATTCAGTACTAGTGGAAATGCTGTTGGAACATACAGTTCATTAGTAGTATCAGCCGACAGAGATTTACATGTAGCAAATACCGCTGTTCCTACAGGATTCTACAAAGTATTCTCTGCTACGATTAGCAATACACTAGCTAGTTTAGGTAATGGTTACAATGATTTCCAATTACGTCATTCAACTACAGGTAATACTAATACTATTGGAATGGTAAAAGACAACTTAAATTCTGCACCAACCTTAGTTACTACGAATACAGCGATGGTTACTGCTACTTCAGGAACATTTAGATACATTTCAGGTATTCCATATTATAGTGCTACTGGATCTCCTGCAATTACAGTCGCTAATTTAGAATTACAAAACTTTACAGGACAAACATTCCGTAGTGCTGACCCATTCACGGTAGCATCTGGTACATCATATGAAGGTTCTGGATCAGTTATATCTACACAAACTAAAACATTAGCACAGATTGATAATAGTGCTAACTCTATGTTGACTGGATCAAATGTTAAAGCTAACATAGGTATATCAACTAACTATTCAATGGGTAATCTCAACGTATTAGTTAACGGTGCAGTTAACGGAGTATCAACATTAGCGGCAAATATATTCAACGTTGTTGGTACTAGCACAACAATTCAACTGCCTACTAAAATACAAATGTATGCTGGCGCCAACTCTGGATTTAATGAAGCAAATATACCTGCTAATGTAGCAAGTAATACACAACCTGCTATTCGTATAGTAATGAGTACAGCAGGTAATACACCAGTCTTTAGTAATAATACAAATTATTATACTAGCAATGTATGGTCAGGTGCTCAAACTATTGCAGGTACACCAGAAGCAGTTGTTAGATACGGTGTGTTAAAACATTATGCTGTAGATTTATCTACTGGGTATTTACCAATTGGACCTGACTTAGCTACAGGACGATCAGGGTTACAGTATTTTACTTTTGCATTTGTAAGAACTAGTTTAGCTAATTTTGATATTATATTAACTACAGGGTCAACTGGTATATCAGGCTTATGGGTAGCGGCACCTGGCACAACAATTGACAAGGGTGGATTCGCATCACCTACTCCGGGATTCCCAGGACCCACTAGTACTATTAACGGATGGTTAACTGGATATGAACAATATAACGGTGCGGGAGTACCGGGTAATAGTGCTACAGGTGGAAACCCAGCTGGTACTAACGGATGTGCGTTAACTGGATCAGATGTTATACCATTGAATACACAGATAACAAATGTAAGATATACTATGACGCTTGGGTCACAGAATCAAGCTAATAGTTTTGGTAATAATATTTTAATTAGAATTGCGTTGGCAGCCGGTCAAACTATAACTGATTTACAGATAGGAGTAGCAACGTAATGGCCGCAACGTTTAACGAATCACAAAAGATTGACTATCTGTGGAAAAAAGTTGGTTACGCTGTAACCAAAACTGCAGAAGCAACAGTTAAAGAAGCTTTCAATGAAAGTATCCCTAGCCCATTACTATATCGTGGCGATCTTGTTTGGATGGAGAGTGACCAGATTACAGGAAATCCGCCTGCCACAACAACTAGTATTATTAAAGTTTATAAAGATGGTGTAGGGAGTTTTAGCCCTAGCGTAGAATGTACTGAAGACTTAACCGCCCCTGACAATCAAACGTGGAAGACAAACGAAATTAATTGGGTACCAACTCAATTTGGCGACAACTATCTTGTACAAGTATATGTAGCCAACACTGGTGTAACTAATCCACAAACATCAGGTACTAAATTATTCCAAGCTGGTTCTGGAAGAGATGATACATGGTTCTTTGATTATCAATCTGGTGTATTAAACTTCAACGGTGCAAATGTACCAACTCAGATTGCCAGCCCTATTACAGGTAAAAGTGTTTATGTTGTAGGTTATCAGTATGTAGGCTTGATTGGTGTAACTAATCAACCCAGTGGTAATATCAGTGGTAATACTAATATTGGTAATCTAAACTTTACTGATACTACTATCAGTACTATTACTGCTAACAGTAATATATTTCTTACTCCAAATGGTTCTGGAAATATACACGTAACAACCTCACTAACAGCTAGTGGAAATATTGTTGCCAACACTGGTGCTTTCTTTATTGGTGACGGTGGATATTTAGCAAACTTAAATAGTTCAGGGGTAGCAAACGGTAATAGTAACGTAAACATTCCAATTGCTAATGGTAATGTTAATATTACTGCTACCGGCAATACAACACTAGTTGTTACAGGTACCGGAACAAACGTATCTGGTTATTTAACTGTTACAGGTAATTTAACTGCTACTAATATTACGTCTAATGTATCATCTAACACAGTTACTGCAAATTCTGGAAATATATCAGGTAATCTTTTTGTAGCTGATACAGCAAATGTAGGTAATTTACGTACTAACAATATATTATATGCAAATGGTCAACCTTGGGATTTACAAGAGGCTGCAGGATCTAATACGCAGATTCAATTTAATGACGGCAATACTAACTTTGGTGCTAGTGCCAACTTTACATTTAACCAAACAACTAATTTATTAACTGTTGTAGGTAATTCGCAGTTTAATAATGCTAATTTAGGTAACTTAGCAACCGCTAATTTTGTAGATGTATCAAGCAATTTATCTGTAATTAATACTGCAACTGTGGGTAATGTACGTACTAATAATTTACTATACGCAAATGGTTCAGCTTGGGATTTTGGTGGCACGCCCGGCGGTAGCAATACACAGATTCAATTCAACGACATTAATGAATTTGGTGGAAGTGCTAACTTTACATTTGATAAAACTACAAGTTTACTAACTGTAGTTGGTACAGCAAATGTTACTACATTTAATGCTACAGGTAATATTACCGGTAATAATGGCATATTTGGTAATTTATCTACCACTGGCCCTAGCGGTGATATTACCGGGGCTAATTTAATATCTACAGTAACGCTTAATGCATCTGGTAATATTACATCAGCTAATGCTAATTTGGGCAATACGTCTATTGCCAATAATGTTATAGCAAATACGTTCAGAATGGGTGTAGGAGATAATGAATTTTATCAATCAACTGTTTATTTTGCTACTACAGCCGCTACGACACCTAATCAATTATTGTGGTCAACATCATTGGCCAACTTATCAGCTATAGATTTTACTATTATTTCCACAGATGTAGCAGGTAACACCAGACAAACAGCAAAAATAGCTGCCGCAGTTCTAGGAACTGAGGTGGTATTTAATGAGTATTCAGGACTCTACATCAATGGTGGTGTGGGAAGTTTTTCAGTGAATTATCAGGCAGGATCGCCTGATACGATACAATTGGTAGTGACTCCGGATTCTACTAATTTAACCAAATATAATCTGATGATTATACAATATGCAAAGTAACTTTATTATACCTAGCATAAATACATTTATAAAAGGACATTACCATGGCAATCAAAGCATTTAACTCGATTGGCGGCTTCTCAGTAGGAGAAAATGCCGCCAATATTATACTAGCAAACGGTGACATTACCACAACTAATGCTAACCTAACAGGCAATTTGTACGTATCTGACACCGCAAATGTTGGTAATGTACGCACAGACCATTTGTTATACGCAAACGGTCAACCTTGGGATATTGGTGGTATTCCAGCTGGTAGTAACACTCAAATTCAATTTAATAATGATAATGAGTTTGGTGCTAGTGCGAACTTTACCTTTAACTCTAGTACTAACCTATTAACTATTACTGGTAATATTAGTGCTACTAATGCTAATTTAGGTAATCTTGCAACTGCTAATTTCTTTCATGGTGTATTTGATAGTACAAGTTCTAATCAAGCAAATATCACTAATGTTGGTAATCT